GTCAAGAAACAGAGCCTTTTCGCGGAGGTTGCATGACCACTCAACGCCCGCCTCGCGAGCAACAGAATCACGGAGGCACAATGAACGACGAGCAATCACGCGCGGCCCGACCGAACGGACGGCCGGTTTCCGTCAACATCATCATCGAGGAAACGTGCCGTGCCCTTCGCGTCCAGCCGCACAACCTCTACAGCACCGAGCGTCACCACCGGCTAGGTGTTGCCCGTGGACTCGCCACGATGCTCATGCGGGAACTCACGACGCTCTCGTATCCCGAGATTGCCAAGCGATTGAGCCGACCGAACCACTCTTCGGTTATCACCGCCGAAAAGCGGGTCAATCGGCAGATCGAAAGCGGGCTGGCGATCGGTCCAGAAACCGATCAGGTCAACGCCGGGACGGTCTACGTCAACGTTCGCACCGCAGCACTTTTGAGGCAAGATGCCGAGGATAAGGCGGCGTGATTTATTTGTGGCGCTTGCCGACACTATTTGGCGGTTGCGCAACGCGGTGACTTTGGGTGGGTACTTTGATAGAAGCACGGACGCGAATATGGCAAACGACTGGATCAAGTGCATCAAGGGACTGACCGACAAGCGCGAAGTCGTAGCAATGGCGCTCCGACTCAAGCCCACGGGCATTCTCTCGCAGGACTGCGAAATAGTCGCTTGCAAGTGGCTCAAGGTTTGGGGCTGGGCCGATTCTGAAACGGTGGACGGACACGTTCAAGGCGTCACTGGTGAGTTTGTGGATGCAGTGGCCGGGCTTGCCGGTTTCTTCGCTGCCGCCGAAGTTGTTGGGTGGGCCACGCCGAAGGGCAGTGGAATCACATTCAACAACTGGGGCAGGCACAACGGAGCAACCGCGAAGGCTCGCGCCATGGAGCAAGCCAAGAAAGCTCGCCAGCGTATCGCTAGTGAAGCGTGTCCCGATTCTGTCCCGATCGCATCGGGACAATCGCGGGACAACATCGGGACAACATCGGGACCAGAGAAGAGAAGAGAAGAGAAGAATGTAAATCCAAAGGCAGAAGAACCCCCCTTACCCCCCACGGGGGGAGGGTGTGTCGATCCGCCCGGATTCGTTCAGTTCTGGGAAGCGTGGCCGAGTCACTTCCGCAAGTCCGCGCGGGCCAAGTGCCTCACGCACTGGCGCAGCGCCGGACTCGAATCGCTGGCACTCGTCATCGTGGCATCCGTGGCAGCGTGGCGGGCTTCGGAGCAGTGGACCAAGGACACGGGCCAATTCATTCCCGCGCCGCTCCCGTGGCTCAGGGATCGACGGTGGGAGGCGGCAGCACCGCCCATCGCCGGGAGTATCACGCACGCCCCGCGCTTCGAGAGTGACGGGGAGAAGACGCTTCGCATTCTCCGTGAGCGTCAGGCAGCAGGAGCCACAGCATGAGCGCACGCTTTGAAGCCATTCTCGGCGTCTTCCCCCGCTGGAAGACAACCCCCGAGCTTGCCGATCTTGTCGAGCGGTCGCTCGCCCACTACTCGCCCGATCAGGTGAAGTACGCGGCGGGGCAGCAACGGCTCGAACGCAAGAGCGACGACCCGGACATCGGCGGTCTAAAGAACCGGCTCGCCGGAACGCGGCACGTTCAGACCGGCAATCAGTACCACGTTGCCGGGAAGGCACAGGCCGACGAATACAACAACCGCCCCAACACGCCCGAGGACGACCGCTGGGATCAGTTCTGCGATTCGTGGCGGGCAGACCTTCGCGCGGCAATGAAGCAGCCGGGATTCACCCCGGACGGCTGGGCGCGGACAGCCTTTCCCCTCTTCCGCCGCGACATTGCCGAGTTTGGGCATGAGTCCAAGACGTTTGCGACGGCTTACTTGGTCAAGCTCGCACGGGATTGTGACGTGAAGTTGAATCCGAAGGGCGGCAGCGAGGCCGCGGCATTGGTCAAACTCGTAACGCAGTCGGTCTAACACAGGAGCAGCCGAATGGAATCGCTACTCACGGGGACAGAACTGGCGCGGCAGATCGAGATCGAGAAACGCGCGACGGCGGAGGGGAGGCGCCGGTACTTCGCCAAGATCGATCAGGACGCCGAGAAGGGGCGGCACATCGGGAACGTCCCGGCGCAGCGGTGGCTCGCAAACTGGGCGAAGGCAATGACGCTGGCGATTCGCAAAGAGCGCCGGCGGATGAAGACCGAGCCCTACGCAGGTGGCGGCCCCGGCGTGGCGTACAGCGTTCTCATCTTCGGGCTGGTTTCTCCCCCCAAGCTGGCGGCGATCGCCATTAGCGAGATGCTGAACGCAACGCTGGGCGAGGCGGGAGGCTGCTACTCCACCAACATGTTCATGAAAATCGGACGCACAGCGGTCGCCGAAGCGCAGTTGAACCTCTGGCGGCGTCAGAAAAAGGCCGACATGTTCAAGGAGATTTACAAGAAGAAGCGCAACAAGCCAAGCCCGCTTGACGTCAATCGGATTTCAAAGAAGATCGACGACGAGGCCATCTACGACACAAAGTTGTGTGCCGCGGTGGGGGCGAAACTAGCGTGGCTGGTCGTTCACAACTGTTCGAAGAACGGGCCGGGCGAAGAGTTTGGGCTTGCCTTCCACAACCGAGTAAACCGAAAGAGCGCGCATCGCACGCGAGGATCGTTCTACATCGACGAGAAGGTTCGCAATTCGATCGCGTACGACAAGTTGGCGCTAGCCTCCGTCAAGCCGATTTACCCGCCGATGATCGTTCCCCCTTACGCCCACGCGGACCAGACGCGCGGAGGCTACGTCACACTGCCGTTCAAGTTGCTTGCGAACAGCACTAGAGAGCAGCGGCAGCTTGTGGCTGAGCGCCTGCCCAAACTCAAGCACATCACCGAATCTATTCAGAACATGGGGTCTACGCCGGTGCGGGTGAATAAATGGATTCTCGGCGTGATTGACGGCCTGATTGAGCGCGGCGGCGGCGTTGCGGGCCTGCCCTTCTCGGTGGACTTTGCGATTCCAAAAAGGCCCAGCGACCAGATGGCGGTGGACAAGTGGCGGCTTGAATGCTCGCGGCTGTACCGGCGCAACATCGTGAACCAGACCTTGTTCCGGCGCATGGCCGACGTGACAAACACGGCGCACGACTTCAAGGACCAACCCCGACTGTACATGAACGGGTTCGTGGACTTCCGAGGCCGTTGGTATCCCCGCCCGATGTACCTCAACCACCACGGCGGCGACCTGGAACGCTCCCTGATTGAGTTCTCGGAGGCAAAAACGGGCAAACGTGACCAGTACCACATCGCCATTCAGTGTGCCAACATGTTCGGCATCGACCGCGTTTCGTATGAAAAGCGCGTCGAATGGACGAAGCAGCATCTTCGCCAAGTCCACAAGGCGGTGACCGACCCCCTCAACGACCGATGGTGGACCGAGGCTGAGAACCCGCTCCAGTTCCTTGCCGCGGCACGGGCATTGTTCGATAAAGACGCGGCGTCACGCATACCAATCCAGCGCGACTGCACATCGAGCGGCTTCCAGCACTACGCGGCGATGATGCGCGATGAAGTTGCCGCGCCACTGGTCAACCTCTGTGCCGGGGATGAGCCGTTCGCTCTCTACCGTGAAGTGGCGGAGAGGGTCGCGGCCGACATCGCCCAGCGCTACGACACGCCCCTGTCGCGGCGGCTGCTCGAGGAACTTCCGAAGGACGACGGAAAACTCGTGAAGCAGCCGACAATGACCACGGTTTACCTTGTGACTCCGTTCGGAGCACGCAAGCAGATTCGCAAGCGTTTGCGGCTTGAGCGGGGATGGTCGAGGGAGGACGCACTTGAGGGCGCTCGGATCGCCGCGGAGTCTACCTTGCGGATCGTTCGGCAGCTATTCCCGCGCGTGGTCGCGGCCATGGACTGGCTTGTGGACTGCGCGACGAAGATCGCCAGCGCAAACCGGCTCGTGATGTGGGAGGCCCCAAACGACTTTCCCGTCCTGCAGGGCTACCGAAAGAAACGGTTCAGCGAGATCACCACGAACTTTCACCGGATCAACCTCTGGCTCGACGATTCCAGCATGCCGGTCCACGTCAAGAAGCAGGCGAACGCGATCGCCGCGGACACGGTGCACTGTGTTGACGCGGCCCATCTATATATGAAGGGGGACCGGTGCGCGGCTCGGGGATTCGCATATCTGGGCGTGCACGACTGCGATTGGACCCACGCGGCGACGACGGACGAGGTGAGAGAAATTGCCGTCAACTCCTTTTCCGACATGCACTTAGAGCCATACACCGATCGACTTTGGGCGTACTGGACCGAACAACATCCGGACATCGAGTTTGATCGCCCCCCGGAACTCGGCACCTACGACCCAAACGAGGCTCGCCACTCGCTTTATCTGACATGCTAATGAGAATGCATTCTCATTATCAACAAGGGTACGTCTTCGGTGGATACCAATACCGCAAGCGATTCCGTAAGTAGTGTCTGGATTGCCTTCTCGTCCGGCCACCCGTGGTCGCTTGACTCCACGTTGGCCCGCGTGCTCACGCGATGCCACATCAGTCACGTTTGCATCGGCGATCAGCGCGGCATGTTCGACCCGACCTTCTCGGGCGACCGCTTCCGCGACTGGCAGGATTTCCTGTCTGGCTACCCGACACTGCAAACGATCGTCGAAATCCCGGTCCCGAAGGCGATCGACCCGCGCGAGTTTCCCCGCGACAGGCGAAAGACCACGCTTGCCGGCGGACTCGCGTACTTCTTCTCCCGCGGCAGAATCCCCAACCGAAACTGCCTGACCCGCGTGCGCGAATATCTCGCGGCGTGCGGGCTTGTGCTGCCCCATTCCATCCTGACCCCCCGCGATCTCTATGAAGATTCCATCCGGCGCGCCCGTCACGAGTGTGTCTTCGACACCTCCCACGCCTTTTACTGCCGATCAGCTGGAATCGCTGGCCCGCTGGATGCGGTCCAAGGGGTTCGGCCCGGCAGTGGTAAGCAACCCGAACGAATTGAATGCGCCGCTGATTCTGGCATTCCAAGCCGGACGCCATGAGGCGGTGGCCTTCCTTGAGCGAGAGGCGAAGGCGCAGCGAGAACAGCCCAAATGACGATCGCGAGCGAATTGATTGACGGCATCTTGGGCGTCAAGAAGCAGCAGCAACTGGCGATCGCCCCGCTTCCCGATTACAAAGAACAACTCGAATCCGATCAGGCGAAGGCCACGGCAGAGGCGGCGGCACGTCGCCGCACCGGCCTGCGCGAACAACTCACAATCGAACTGCCTGACGACGGCGGTGTAGGCACAGGCCTCCAGATTCCCACGTAACCAATGGCACAGACAATTCAGGCCCGCTACGAAGCCAAGCGCGGGTCCTTGAGTCAGGTTCTCGACCGCGCGCGTTGGTGCGCGAAAATGTCGCTGCCGTACCTGATGACCGACGAAGGGTTTACCCCCGGCAACAAGATCCCGAATCCGAACACGTCTCTTGGCGGGCGTGGAGTCGTCAACGTCGCTGGCAAGATGCGGTCGGCGCTCTACGACGATATGTGGTTTGAGTTGGACGTGGACCCGCGCGAGCGATGGGCCATGCCCCCGGCTCACTATCAGGGCCTGCGCGACGCACTCTTCATTGAAGAGGTCAAACTGATCGCGTTGCTTGAGAGCCAGAGCGTCAACAGCCAGCAGACCTGCGCGGGATTCCAGACGAGCAAGCGGCGGTCGCTTACCCAGCTTGTCGCCACCGGCAGCACGCTCGAATCTCTAGGCATGCGATCGGACGAGACCGGCAAGCCGGACTTTGCCCTGCGCGTGTACAACCGCGACCAGTACGTGACCTTCCGCGATCCATACGGATTCGCGTATGCCTACGGGGTGAAGGAACAAATGTTCCCGTCGCACCTGACGCCCGAGCAACTTGCGGCAGTAGGCATCGCAGCCACAGTAGACGGCGAGGAACCCAAGCCGTTCGATACCTTCCTGATCTACGAATACCAGCCTGCCACCAAGAAGTGGGCGTGGCGGCAGGAAGCCAACGGCAAACAGTACAACGAAGGCGACCACAACGTCGCCCGCATGTTCGGCACCGAGTTCGAGATGGAGGCGGGCGGACAGATGGGGCGCGGGCTCATCGAACTGTGCGCTGGCGACCTTTCCGCCTACGACGACATCTGGGGCTACTTCAAGGATTGGTGTAAGGCCGCGTCCAAGTTGCACCCGGCGATCGACGCGAGCTCGAGCATCCGCGCTTCCGACCTTGAGAAGCCGTCGGGCGAAGCGATCATGAACGCCCGCGTTGAGGCTGGGCAGGTGAGCGACGTTGGTTTTATCAACATCAACAAACTCGCCGACTTCAAGGTCGTTATCGAGGGCATCGAGCGGCTGCGCAAAGAACTCGGAACGTCGATGCTCATGGAGGCCGAGAGCGCCCCAACGGGCGAGGCTGGCCGACACTCGACAGGGTGGAAGATCGTTGCCGAGCAGTTGCAGGGTTTGACCGGCGGCGTTCACGCGAGCATTGCGGACGAGAACCAGATTCCGACCCTGCGCGCGGCAATGGACATCGCGGTTCAACTCAGCCTCTTCGACAAGAAGACAATGGACCGGGCTCGCGTGGTTTCGACCAGCGGGCTTGAAGCACTCGGACGCAAGAAGCGGCTCGAGTCTCACCTTGGGTTCGTCCAACTCGCAAACTCGCTCGGGCCGAACGCGATGGCCCGCATCGACGAGGGCGTTCTCATGCGGTTCGCGGCACGCCAGCAGCGTGTAGACGAGCCGGGTGTCGTTCGTACAGACGCCCAGATGCAGCAGATGGCAGCAGCCGCAGCGGCCATGCAGGCCAAACAGGAAGCGGCCTCCAAGGCGATCGACGTGGCAGGCAACGTGGTTCAGGCCGGCGCGGTCGCTCAGATTCCACAGGCAGCGTAAGGAAGGAACAAAATGCCAGAGACTCCCGTAATTGCCGCAGATGCGGCACCCGTGGTCGCACCCGCGCCCGGAACCGTTGTTGCACCGCCGCAGGCCCAGCCCACGCCGCTTCTCTACGACAAGTGGAAGACGCCCGAGGAAGCGGACAAGGGCATCGCCGAGGGCTTGAAGTTCCGCGGCATCGACGTTGACCCGACGAAGATGTACGGCGCGGACGGCATGTTCACCAACCGAGACGCTGCCGCAAAGGTCTACAAGAGCGTGATGGGCAGCAAGCCCGTCGGCGAAGTCTCGGAAGTCGGGACGATCGACGATCTTGTGAAGGCGTCAGGGCTTGACCCGATGGCGCTCGGCACGAAGTGGGCGCAGAAGCAGGCGCTGGAAGACGCCGACTATCAGAAACTCGCCAACATTTCGTTCACCGATCCGGCCACCGGCAAGGCCGTGAAACTCAATAAAGCGGCTATCGACGAATTCATCGGAGGTCGGTACGAACAAGCCAAGATCAACGCCGAGCGCGCCGCAGAGATTCACGCTCAGGTCGCTGCCGAGAACCTGCGCATCGCTGGCGGCAGCAAGGAACAACTCGACCAACTTCTCCTGGACGCGAAGGAATACCCCGCGCACCTGAAAGACGACGTGAACCGTCGCTTGCAAAACCCGCTCACGCAGAACGGGGCCATTCGGGAGTTGAAGGCTTGGCGCGATGAGCGCACGGGACTTCGCTCGTCAGGAACGCCCGTCACAGGCTCGATGCCGACACCGCCCCGAGGCGCAGATACCAAGGCGGAATGGCTGGCTCTCCGTGAGGCTGCGCGCAACGGCGACTCGAACGCTGCCGCAAAACTCAAAGCAACACCGCACGCGAAGATGATGTCATTTACCCAGTAAGGAACACTTATGAACCCAACCAAAGAACAAGACGCGATTCTCGCCAAGCACGGCGTTCATTTCCGCCTCAGCCAGATCAACACGGGACACGGCGACAAGAAGGAATCGCAATCGCTGTGCGAAATCATCGACAAAATGAGCGGCGAGACATACATCCGCACATTGTCGGACAACGAGCCAGACGCGTTCTCCGCAGGGCTTGCTCTGGTACCCACCACCAAGAAGCCGTACGCGACCGCAGACGCGAAGATGTTGGCCGAAGCGGCTGACGAAATTGCTTCGCTCAGGGCCCAACTCGCCGCAGCGACCGCGACTCCGAAGACCGTCAAGCCCAGTCGAGTTCGCGCGCCAAAGACCAAGAACCCTCCCGAGACTGTCCCCGCCTAATCCCACGCGCCATCCGCCAACGCGGGCGGCGCGTTTTCTGGTTGACCCGCCACACAGCGCGAGAGCGCCGCGAGTACGGGACGACCAAGCCCAGCAGTTCTAAGCAAGCCGACACGCAACGTGCGGACACCCGAGCAATCGGCCCGCGCCCAAGTGGCGACACCTTCGCGGACGGACTTCGCGGCTGAATGCGTTTTTGAAATCGCGCTCACCACGGAGAAATCCAAATGCCAGAAGTCAATGCAATCCCCGTGCTCGATTCGAGCACTCAGCAGTGGGATCTTGCGATGGACACGGTCTTCGACCCTGCCGTCGTCGAGGCCTATCAGTCATCCGTCATCCTGTTCGATCAGCAGTACCCCGGCATCAAGAAGTCCAACGACAAGGACGGATACCAGGGCGCGTTCGTCCAGAAGGCTCCGAACCCCGAGCCGGACGAGGTCTATACGCCCGGCAACCTGCTTGTCGGCCAGCAGTACGGAAACCGCGAGGACTTCATCACCCTAGACGAGCCGCTCGTCACACACGACTGGTTCCGCTTTGACCATGTCGAGGTGTCCCGGTTCCCGATCATCGAGCCGAACGTCATCGGCATGGGCGAGGCGCTTGGACGCAAGCTCGACAAGCGTGGATTCATCACGCTTGCGAAGGCGGCTCGCAGCGGCAGCGTCTACGACTCGCAGGGATCAACCAACGGTCTGACGATCCACAGCGGCGGTAACCGAGTGTTCCGCAACACTGCTGGCACCGAAGCTCAGGCCTACCCGACAAGCGACACCACGGGCGCGGCGGCATTCCGCGACGATGCGGATGACCTGTGCAAGCTGATGGACGAGGACAACATCCCTCGCGAGGGTCGCATCCTCTACATCACGCCTCGAATCAACCGCGTGATGCAGAAGGACACTGGAATCTTCGACGTTCGTTACGCGCAGAACCAAAGCGCCAACAACGTGCAGAAGGCTGTTCTCGGCGAGATGGCAGGATTCAAGATTCTGATGGTTAACGGGCGCATCCCGCAGACCAACATCACGTCAGCGAACAACACGCCGGCGAAGTACACCGGCAACTTCTCGATTCAGTCCCTCGCGGGAACCGGCAACGGCATGCCCGTGGCGATCGCGGTTGCGGGCGTACGTCAAGGCTCGGCCCCAGTTGGCTTCCGTCAGGTCGGCCCGATCCGCATCGAGAAGAAGTGGGTTGGCGAGCGCATGTCGTGGTTCTGCTCAGCCGCAATCCTCGGCGGATTCGGCCAGATGCATCAGTACTGCGCCGGCTCTATCGAAGTCACCACGACCTAATCGAAACGGTCGCACACAAGAAAGGGTTTTCCCATGCCTCCAGTTTCCACGCCGTCGTCTCGCGACGATCGGCCCGTTGTTGCCAACACGGTCGGTACCCTTGCCGCCGTCGCTGGACTCACCTGCAAGGAATTCGGCTTTGGCCCCGACCGGATGACGCTGTTTATCTTCACGAACGTGGCAATCACCGTGACAGACAACGGCTCCACGGGAAGCGTCGGGACCAAGTTGTACGACTACCCGAAGGGGTTGATTGACGTGGCGGGCGGCGTGTCCAAACTGACGTATGCGTACACGTCAGCAACCGACGCCAACCTGACATCCGCCGTGGGCAGCGTTACGGCTGCCGCAGACGGAACCCTCGCATCGACCGAGCAGGATTTGATCCCGTCCACCGCGACGGCGATTGCCTCCAGTGTCGGCACGTTTTCCGGCAAGACGGTTACTCGCCCAACCACGCTTCTTGACGGGACCGCAACCGCCAAGAGCGTCTTCTTCAACATGGCAACCAGCAGCGATCCCGGCGCGTCCGCCGTCATCACTGTGAACGGTTGGATTCTCGTGAAGTGGGCCAACCTTGGCGACTTCTCCATTGCGCTTCCGACTGGTTACATCTAATTCTTCCTCCTTCTCTCCACAACGGCTTCCTTTCCCGGAAGCCGTTGTTTTGTCCGAAGCCTCCCACTCAGGGGGCGCACCACACGGCGCGGGGTTTGTTCCGCTCCGCGCCGTTTTCTAAACAACGTCCACCATTCGGAGCAAGCCGATGACCACGACGCCATACCGTATCTTTCACAACCAGTCTGTCTATGCGCAGTCCGGCTGGATAACCAACACAATCAACGAATCAACCGTTGCTATCCTCTTCGACTTCCCGCTCGGCGGCATTTGCCGCATTGAAGGGCGAAATGCTTCCACGGAAACCCCCGTCTTGGTTGGATTCGCATACGAAACCAGCCGCGTCATCTGCCCCTACTTCAAGGAATACCGCGTTACTGCTCTCAGGTTCAACGCCGGGGCCACGCTCACCGAATGCCGCATCGCCAAGATCCTTGAAAGCCCAAGCACGCCCGTCCGGCTGGCCCCCGCCATGCAGATTCGTAGTCGTCTCACCCCCAAGGGCGTCCGCAAGGGCGGCTACCGGCTCACTCAGGCGTTCGGGTGCGACTTCTACAACGTCGCGTCCCCAGCGACGCGCGTCGCCGATGGTTGCTCGGTCAACGTCGGCACGGCAGCGCGTGATTACGACAACTGCCGAAGCGGAACGGTTCAGTCGGGCGAGACGCAGCCCTACTCGATCAAGGTCAATGTCGTATCCGGCACGTCCTCGCAGCTCTGGTACGACCTTCGCGTGAGCTCGGGTGGTTCTGGTGGCGTGGACCTCACTGGCGGCACAGGCAAATGGCCGGTGGTCAAGGTGGTGGTTTGGATCGATCCCGCGATTCACGCTTCCTTGGCGGGGAACGTCAACCTCGTGCAGTTGATGATGCAGGACGACGCGGGCCAGAGCGCCACCATCACGCTCGGCAACTTCCAGCAGTTCTCCGGCGGATCAACAGGGCCGGGCTGGAACGTGTTGGTCGGTCAACCCCCGGCATCTTGGCCGGTCGATCCCACCGACGTCTCATTCTTCCGGCTCTTCATCAGTTCGAAGACCGGGACGAATTGCTCGGTCACGGTCGATTCGATCCAGTTCCTCATCCCGACGCCCTCGACAAAGGTGGTCGTCTTCCGAGACGACGACGGCTATATCGACTCCATCAAGACCGCCCAGGAGTTCGACAAGGCCGGGATCCGCGGCAACTTCCACATTCACCCGTCGCTCATCGGGACCAGTGGCTATCTGTCGAAAGCCGACTTGATCGGGATGCAACGCTCGGGCCACATGATCGGCAATCACGGCTGGTCGAAGTTCTATGGCGACATCATGACCGGCTCGGACTCCCTGAACGTGCGCAATCTCAACACCGAAGAGTTTGTCAACACGATCATCCGCCCCACGGTGTGGTGGCTTCAGGACAACGGGTTCGAGCAGGGCGCGAGGATCTTCGCCACCCACCAGGGCAATTTGACCCCGGATCAGGCGGCGCTGGCTCTCGAAACCGAACTGGATTGCATTTCCAACACCAGTACGCCGGGAGAACAGGCTGATTTCACGAACCATCCGGACATGATGGAAACCAACTTCGCGACGGGTATTGCGACCGCGCAGGCCGCAGCGCTTCTCGCCAACCTCGACGACCACGGGGGCATTGCGGTGACGTACGGGCACGCCAATACGTCGCTCAACAGCGCGACGATGGCGAGTTACATGAATGCCGTTATCCCGAAGTTGAAAGACGGCACGTACAAGTGCCGGACCTTCCCGGAAATCATCAACGGGGAAATCTGAACAGCGCGGGCGTGAGCTTTTGGAGAATCGAACATGAAAGCAATCCTTACAAGTTGCCGGAAGGCCGCTGCGCGAGCGTGGCCGTGGCTGGCGGTTGCGAT